TTTGTCGTGTGTTTCGAGAGTGTTACTTTCTATGACGAGCAGGGAATTGTTATAGAACGCTGCAATCTGTGCTGCTTTCCATGCAAGTTGGTCGATGTCACAGTGTCCATACCATTGTGCTACAACAACAGGCTTTCCACCCTCTGACATAAACAGACGATCAAGTACAAGTATTACGGAAAAGTCCGCTTTGTTGGAACGTCCTCCAACATCAACTATTGTTAGATAACGGTCGGTTACGATTTCCTTCTCATCTTCTTCTGGCAATTCCCAAATATGTAACAATCCCTGTCTGTCTTCCACGAAACGGAGATTTTGCAGTGCCTTTTTACCTTCGTCTGCATCGGCATATACCTCGCCAATATATTTGGGTGGTTTGCAGGACTTACGTAGTTTTTCCACCTTATATTTGTCAAAGACTCGCGCACCTGAATGGACGAAAGCTTCGACATCATCAGAAGGAAACTCTGCAGCCATAAGGCCATGCTCGGTATACTTTGCACGTTCTTGTATATACCAATTTATGGCTTCGAGTGTTGCGCCACGTTCCCAAAGCCACCACAAGTATTTTCCGCTTTCCTCACGGTTGGATGATACATTGTCATTCTCTCGGTTGACGTAGAGGTTTGTTGCAAATGCTTCCACATTGTCAATCGGTAATGAATACTGCTCGATGTCGAACCACGACACGAACATTGCTTCAAACTGCGACTTCCCATTCTTTGCATCATCGTACTCCTTTTGAAAGAAATTGCCTGTACCATTGGCGGTACTTTCATAGACAATCATTGTATAGGGGCGGAGTAAGACACCGGAACAGGCAGAACGCACGATGTCTTCCGGTTTCTTGCCGTCAGTAACTTTCCAAAGTCCGACCTCCGAAAGATGTACGAGGTTATAATCACCACCACGACAACTGTCCGGACGTTCAGCTGTACCAATTTTTATTTTGCAGTTTCGTTGAGGTACGCGATGGATACTGCCGGATTTACCAACACCTACTAATTTAGCCTCATTTTCGTTGTAGGTTTCGCCTAACTTGTGAAGCATTTCAACAGGATAACTTTTAATCATCCTGTCAAACATGTCCTTGATTTCATCAGAACCGGCACCTTGATGAGCAATGATGAGTGAGTTTAGACCAACCTTGTGTACAAGTTGCAACCAAGCCATATAAATTTGCGAGGTTGTAGAACCACCCCATTGTCGTGCTTTCAACAACACGAGGCGTATAGGCTTTCCTGCCTTTCGTAACCGTTCTAACCTTTCGACAAATCGGCGTTGTGGGCGTGTGAGACGAAACAGGACATCTTCTCCACCTCCTTTGTTCTTGATGTAAACGTAGAATGCAGCCCAAAAAGGGAAATCGTACCGACAACGCAAACGAACAAACTGTTGAATAACCTTTAAACGATCGACTTCGTAGTCCTCTTCAGGGTATTCATAATCTTCACTATTGTGTTCCTCCTTATTGATTGCTTTGAGTAATGCATCTATAGAACCGTATTGAATGAGGCGTTTAACAAGTGGAATATTCATCATTTCCACAGGAAGATATTGTACCTTAACAGGAAAATCCTTAATGGGTACACGCTCGCGTTCACCTACAGAGCCTTTTCCGCTTATAGGGTCGAATTTGGCGTATACTTCTGCGTTACGTTTTGCGTTTTCCTGTACAATCTTGTTAATAATCTCATTTGCCATAGTGTTTGCTTTTAATGGGTTTATTCATCAAAGCAATTACCAGCCCTGTAATATAACAATACAAATGTATCCATGCATTTGTATTTGGGAAGAAGAATCCTATGGTGAGGTAAAATAACATCCATGCTTGATAGTACCACTTTTGTAGTACCTCAAAGGATATTGAGCCAAACAGGACAAAAATCATTGCCGACAATCCAACAGTAGGCAGCGTCATATTATCAACGAAGTTACCTAATGTGTCAATTGGGATTGTAGCAGCGATAATATATGATAATAATAGTCGCCATATTTTAATGTCATAAATGAAAACGATTGAAAGCAGACACCATGCATTAAGCGTAGCATGCAGAAGGTTGGCATGAAAAAATGGATATAATATACGACCATACAGATCGCAACCAGTATAAACGCCAACGACTTCCCAATCCCATATGCTGAAAAATGATAAGCATACAGTTATTATAGCAATTATAAGAGTCGTAACTTTTTCCATTTTTCTTGTATCCATTGTTTTCTTGCTTTACATACCATAATTTTAGCACTGCCCGGTGTGAGGTAGAATTTTGGAGCAGGTTGCACAATTACTTTAGCACATAGTTCGGAAATAGTCAATTCTGGATGTTCTTCTTGGAGCGTGAGTACTCGACTATAGATTTCTTCATACATCTCTTTCTTTAATGGCCACATGGTATTCAAGTCCGTTTCACCTCTTATCATTGCAGAAATGACCAATGCTGCACGTATGTCGCTGACCCAAAAGCGGCGAGAGGGCATATTGACAATTATTTTGTATACTTCGGGCATGCGGATATAGTCGCATGATGAAATGTATTCATCGTATGCTCTCATTAAATCGTCCATACGTTCCTTTGAGTATTCCATTATAGCGCCTTTATGCTTCATCTTTTCTATTTATCTATGTTCCAAAGTTATAGATTGGAGCGTAAAAAGATAAACGTGGAATCCTTCTTTCCCTTGCTATTTTTGCTGTGTAGATAAAGACCAAAATTTATTTTCTCACATTATACCTAATAATATGGAAGTTAAGAGCAATCGCGAGCGATACACAGAACGATTGAAGGCAAAGTATCCCGATAAAGAGTTTGCCGACGACGAGGCATTATTCGCTCAAATTAACGACGAATACGACGGTTTGGACAAGGAATTGTCTGGCTATAAAGAACGGGAAAAAGCACTTTCCGATCTTTTTGCGAGTAATCCACGTAGTGCGGCATTTCTCACTGATTGGCGTAAAGGAGAAGATCCAATCATCGGCATGATACGCAAATTTGGTGATGATTTTAAAGCTGCACTTGAAGATCCTGAAAAGCAAGAAGCTCTTGCTGCTGCTAACAAAGAGTATGCGGAACGAATAGCCAAAGAAAAGGAGTTTGAAGAGCAGTATCAGCAGAACATTAATGCAACCCTTTCCACTCTTGAACAGATGCAGCA